TTTATCAAATGCGTACATCTGATATAATTTAGAACTAGCCCATATCTTTGGTTGTTTTTCTAATCTTTTCAATTCATCTATTATACCATCGTATGCTTGTTCCAGCTTTTGGTCAGTATCCGTATCATATTCTTCTTCTATCGTATCGTAATGAGGATTTAATTCAGTATTTCTTTTGTCCACTTTTATACGATTAAGAAAACGAGATTTGATAAATGAGTGGCAATACATTAGATTAAATGAATTGAGATAATATAATTGTGGATTACATTTTTCTGCTAAGTAAAGATATAATTCACTAACTAATTCTTCTGCTATATCTCTATTCTTTGATATATTAAATGCTACAGCTTTTAACCAACCATCATGCTGCTTAAAAAGTATTTCTAATCGTATTGTATTTTCTTTACACTTACTCACTTATCTCTCTTACAAATTTTCTTAGTTCTTCAACACAACTTCCCCAATGGCGTGCTGATGATTTACATGAGCAAGGTTGAGTTACTTTTTGTCCTCTGATACGATTACACCAATTCCAAAAAGGAGTCATTAGATGCTCAGGTAAAAACGATTTAATACCTTCTAAGTGAGTCTTTAATTCATTAAATTCTGATTCTGATAAAGGTTGATATTTCTCCATAATTTATATTTTAATTCCATTACATTCCCCATCATACTGAGGATTAGTAAGACGATTGAGCCATTGCTTTCTTTCACAACATCCACATGAATCCGAATGAAATATTGTTTTTGCAATCAAAAGCGCTAGTCTTTCACCAAATCCGAATGTTATTACGTGAATTAGAGCTTCAACCCAATCGCCTATTTTAATCCATTTCATACCTTACTAATTTTCTTTTTCTTTCATACATAGCTAACATATTCTCTGAATGTGTTACTAATCTTAAATTAGTTATATTATTGTTATGTTTATTTCCGTCTATGTGGTCAATTTCTAAACCTGATTTAATTTTATCTTTGAAAGTTTCCCATACTAAACGATGCCCACGTCTCCACAATCTTTTCTTATTAGGTCCTTTACCAACGAACAATCCATAGTACAGGTATCCGCTTGGATGTGTGCGAGGTTTTACTAATCTCATTTCACCATTAGGGTTGTAACGATATGATATTTTAGTACTCCATATAGTACCATCTTCACAAGCGTAATAGTTATCTAATCCTTTAATTTCTTTGAATTCTTTATTTGCCATTTTGTATTGTTTTTGTATTAATAAATATTAAGTAGTTTTAAAAACCGCATAAAAAAGGCCCGCTGAGAACAGCAGGCCGTGGGTAAAATAAATTACAGGGGCTGGAGAATACATAAGTAAAAATGGCAGTTTAGACAATATATCAAAGTGCCCCTGTATTAGTTTAACAATTGTATATAAAAATATATTAATTACTTTGTTCATCTTTTGGTTTAATTACTTCTAAAAATTCCTTATTCTGTCTATCAGCTGCTGCCTGAAGTAATGCTCCCATATCCATATTCTCTAATACAAACATCATTTCATCATGCGTTATTTCCATTGGAGATTTCTTTAAGAGTTCTTCCAAATTGTATTTTTTATTTTCTGACATTTTCTTTTAGTTTAGTTTTAGTAATTTCAACTTCTCTGTTGAGAGCATCTAATTCAATTGTTTGTAATTCTTTTTGTATATGCTGAGTAGGTTTAATAGTTGCTATGTACTGCCTCATTTCTTCTTCCAACAATCTTTTCTTCTGAGAGTATTCCCATGCTTCTTTCACAGCTTCATTATCTATACCTTCAAACTTTGGTAATGATTCGTTTAACCACTTTCCTAATTCTGAGTGTATATGGATAGCATCTTCTCTATCCAGCTCTTTTACTATTGTAAGAAGTAATGTGTTCTTACCCTTTGTTAGATTTATTCCCATTTGTTTCGTTTTTTAATTGTTTATATTTTTCTTGCAATCTTTTTTCTAATTGCTTTTGTTCTTCCAGCTTTGCTGCATAAACTAAATTTCTTGTATTTGAATAACTTTTTACCTTTGGATGCATTTTATTTTTTTATTATATGTTCAAACATTTTATCAAATTCTTCTTCTGATATACCTGATTTACCAAGCATTTTATTTGGTTGTAAAATTTCAATAGAAGCTGAAATAGGAGTTTCCACTTTTGATTCAGGTTCCATATATTTTTCAAAAAGGCTTTGAAAATCCATAACTTATTATTTTAAAATTGAATCTAATTGACTGTGTATATTATTTAATTCTAATTCAGTATATTTTTTATTTAATCTCTGTTTGACTGCTATTGCTTTACTGTCTTTATCTATATCTCTAGCTTTATCTTTATCTTTATCTTTATCTTTATCTTTATCTTTAAGGTTTTGTGGGTTAGCTTGGGTTTCCGAAAAACCCACTGGGTTATTTGGGTTTTGTTGGGTTAATTTAGGTCTACCACCTTGCTTTCCGTTCTCTCTATTTGCTTTTACTTTTCTTTCGTAATTTTCAGATTGTACGATGAAATCTCTTTTTATAGCAAGAAAAATACCCATAACTAATGGGTCTGTGATAGTCGGTTCTACACCTTTTTGGAATAGACCTATTGATTTTATTAAGATACCAGCTTGCTCATCTGATAAGTTATCCATCAATTCAAAATGCGATTGATAGATGATTGTGTGTTTGTTTGCCATTTTTATTCTCCTTTATAATAAATAGTGTGTTTCCAGAAAAAAGCTAAAAATAAGGGGAAACTTTTGTGTTCCCCCTATCCATATGAACATCTAAAAAACACAAATTTATACAAATATACGAAATTATTTTTACTTTTCCAAATTTTTTTCTTTAATTAATCCAACACTTTTCATCCATTCTTCTGTACGCTTATTACGTTCCATCAGTTCATCATATCCCTTTTGGATTTCAGCGTAAAGTGTTTGTAATTTAGCTTCCTCAATTACTTGAGCCTGTCTTTCCATTTCTCGGAGTTGTTTAGTCAACATAGTTTTTATCATTTGTTACAATACAAATATACGCAAAACTACTTAATTTTCCAAACTTTTTATGGTATTTTTTAGTGCTTCTGACGTAAGTAATTGATAATCAATAAGATTTTTTTGGGTATTTTTTCACAAGTTATCCACATTTCCATAACTAATTGATAATCAATAGCATAAAAAAACCCACAAGAAGTGGGTAAAAATGGATAATTTTGGCAGGTATCACATTTTTTTATAAAAGTATAAAATAATCTTCTGATTTTCTCAATGCTGAAATCTTTCTAGCATTTACTAAAAAAGGGAATATCTCTTTGTATTGTGTGAAAGAAAACTTCTTATCAGCTCTAACCTGTTTAAGAATTTCTTCCATTCTTTTCTCAATCAAATCAGGTTGTTCTAATTCAACGATATAATCTTCTACTTCTTTTAGAAAAGCGTTTGTTTTATCTTTTCCAGCTTTCTGAAGTATTCCGAATTCTTCTTTAAGGAATTGTTCGTAATCCATTAGCTTCCGTATTTAGAACGTATCATTCCACAAACTTTCTCAGCAATTTCTTTACTTCCGTATCTATCAGTTTGCTCTAAAACGCATTCATCCCAAGGATATTCTTGTAAATTAACACCAGCTTCTTCTAATTCCATTTCTATTTTTGCTAATGGTACACAATTAGGTACTTCTCTACCATCTACAACCTTTGTACCAACTTGTACATAATTTTCCCAGCATGGGTCATTTGGTCCTTTCTCTAATGGTGCTAAGTTAATACCTCTGAATTCAGTATCGTATTTGATTCTAGCCATTGCTTTCTTATCCATAGATTTGATTTTTTTCATATTTTCTCTACGATAGGTTGAATAACATATAGCTAAACTTTGTTCTTGTGGATACTCTCCACCTATTTCACTCATACATCTTCCGATATATGAATCTTCAGTTGTTGGTTTTGGTATTGGCATTTTATTTGGTTTTTTAAGTTATTTTTCGTATCTTTACGTTATAATAATAACAATCAATGTATTACATATATCACATACCTGGCATTAAAATTGGATGTACTACCAATCCAAAGAGTAGAGTTGAAAAAAAACAAGGATATAAAAAATATGAAATATTAGAAACACATACTGATATTAATATAGCATCTACAAGAGAAATTGAATTGCAAAAACAATATGGATATCAAATTGATGTAACACCATATTCACAAAGTTATAAATGGGCTACATCGGGAAATCCATCAGTTAAGCCAATGATAAAAGCAGGAAAAGAATGGATTATGAATAATAAAGAAAAACATTCTGAAAATGCTAAATTAGGTGGACTAAAACAAGGACCGATTACAGCTAAAAAGAATGTAGAAAGTGGACATATATCTAATTTAGGTAAGATAAATGTAAATACAGTATATACATGTCCTCATTGTGGTAAAGTTGGTAAATCATCTGGTATGTTTACATGGCATTTTGATAGATGTAGAAACAAAATTGTTAAATATTAAACGTTACAATGCCTAGGAAGAAGAATCCAAATAACAACTATTTTAACCAAGAGGTAGAGGATGCCGTATGTGCATACCTTTCTACCGATAACCAAATTGAAAGGGAAAAGCACTTTCGTATAATCTATCCTGCCCTTTGTAAGATAGCAGAGGTAATGTACCACAAAGTTAAATTCTCTTATTCCGATGATGATAGAGAAGATGTAATGGCGAACTGTGTTGCATGGTTGGTAGAGAAAATGCCAATGTTTAAATGTGGTATGGGTACTAAAGCATTCTCATACTATACAGTTACTGCACGTTTCTATTACATTCAGTTAGCAAATAAGAATTACAATTATTTTAAAAAGAATATCCCACTATCTTCTATGACACATAATTGGGATGTAGAAAATAGTGATAGAGAAGATGAATCAAAAGCTAATTCAGCTGCTTTATTGCATAGATTTATTGAGTATTGTTACCATAATATTGATATTATGTTTCCAAGCAAATTAAAATCTTATGCCAATATTATTTTAGATAATCTTTCAAATTATGAAGAAATAGAAGATTTTAGAAATCGTAAAATACTTCAGTTTATTTATAAAAGTGGTAATATTATAGAAAGGAAAAAAACTAATATTAATAAAACACTTAATATAATGATTTCTCACTTAACACTATTTAAGAAAAGATTTTTAGCAGGAAATGATTCTTTAGAACTTTGTAAGAAAGAATATCTTACTGAAGAAGAAGTTCAAATAGTAAGGGATACAATTGTTGTTGGAAGAAAGAACAATGGTACTACTGCTTTAGCAAGAAAGTTTGGTGTTGATATAAAAGTTATATACGATTGTTTAAAACCTACTTAACGTAAAAGGTTCTACCATTTTGTACAATCTTAGTCACATTCTTTAGGACAATTGTACGATAATCACCATCAGTTTGTGAATAATAAATCATATAGTTGTAAGGTGCTCTCCAATAGATAGTACCACCCATTGCTCTACCACCAGGCCCTGGTACTGAATACATATCTCTTACAATATTACTACCATCTAACTTTGTAGCATAGATACGAAAAGGTGTGCCTGTTAAGGTCATCTCTCTCATTTGTTGATAAGAGATTTCAGTTCTTTGTGCAAACCATTGTAGTTTTTTATATGCAGTGCTACTGTTCATATATTTCTTTCACAACTTTAATATGATTATCCATAAATGAAGTATCGTGCTCCATTCCTACAATTTTATCAACTTCTTCCATAATATCTTTAAAATCATCAACCAAAAGGACTACTTCTTCGTAATCATGTTGAGATGCAATTCCAGCTTTTAATATTTCTTCTTCTTTACGGAATACATTATCAGCAGCTTGTGCAGCACTTCTAATCATACCTTCTGTATCTTCATCAACTTCCATTGTTGTAAGATGTTCAAATAATGCTGATGCAGTTGGACACATATGAAAATATCTTGTATGATAACCAAATACATTTACGTTTGGTTTCTCAATTGCAAGTGTTGCTTTTCTTTTGTATTTATTTTTACCCTTTGCTGCTTCACCAGGGTATGTTGAAGATACTGAAGGTTGTGATTCAGATTCTTCTAATAATCCTAATTCTCTTAATTTATTTCTACTATATCCTAACCCAGCTTTACCACCCCATAAAAGAAATGAAATTACTGCACAATCATTTTGTGAATCTGCATTATCATAATATCCTTCAGCTCTACTTAAATAGCTGTACATTCTTTTTATAGTTTCAACTGAAATAGGTCTTTTTTGTGCTAATTGTTGTGCACGAACTTTACCAACTGGTGTGGCACATTTGTTACCATTCTTTTCGTTTAGTTCTATACCTCTCTTAGCGTTATTAGCTACACCATCACCATAATCAGAATAAGATTCCATTTCTACCTTTTTCTTTGTCTTATAGCGATTATCTCTCTTAATCAATGCTCTTATCTCAGAAAGGATTAGAAGCGCTTCTTGCTCCTCTAATTCATTTAGAATGTTATCTTCTGAGAATAACATAGATTGTTGTACTAAGTTATGTCCAAATAAACCTTCTATTGAGAATCCTTTAACCTCACCAGTCTTTACATAGTTATTCCAAATATCCTCATTATCAACCTTAAACGTCCCCATCCATGTACCAACCGGAACACTAAGTCCATATACAGCTGATTTATCTTTAGTTCTACTTTCCACAATCCATGACTCAACAAGCGAAATATCATCTACTTTATTTTTATGTTCAATAGTTGTATTTGAAACATATTTCTTTTGAAGATACATTTCTGATAATCTCTTAATAGTTTCAGGTTTGAAATAAACAAAATACTGCTCACCCATACCATCTATTCTTAATATCTTTTTATCAGGCACCAATATAGGTCCCATCACCAATCTTTGTTCATCTGATACTGCTTGGAATTTAACTTCTTCCTTGTCAAAATAAACAAAATTAGCTTCAATAGCAGGTTCTTCCACCAACGATATGGCAAAAACCTCATCTATATTTTCATCTTCAATTACTAATTCGTATAATTTCATATTACTAATTTAACAATTAATTATCCATTTGTTCCACCACTAAACGTAGCTGCTCTAGTTGTACGGCGGTCTAAAGCTTGCTGGGATGTCACATCTCCGCTAATGACGTAGGCTCTAATGGGTCTATTTTGTGCAGCACCAATTGTTTGTGCTATTTGTGCACCAGGTGTTGCTTGTCCTTGCGTACCAACAATTTGTGGAATACCAGTTTGTGCTCCAGTATTTACACCAGGCACAGTTGGTGCTGCTCCTGCTGATTTAGGTAGATTTGCTCCACCACCGCTTGAAGGAGTTCCACTATCCGATGATTTAATTTGTTGTATTGCTTTTATACCAGCTGCTACTGATGATGCTATACTCAATGCTGCTGTTGCAGTGTTGATAGCAACCCAAGGTAAACCACCGGTCAATGGTGATGCTGCAACTGCTTTCGCATTTGCAATACCAGTGTTTACAATTATCTTGCCAATTGCCGCTGCCTGTTCTACAATAACACCAGCTATTGCCAATTTCTTATTCTTTCCAGCAATCTCTTTTAAGAACGAACCAAATCCACTTGCTAAATCTAAGTAAGCAGTTTGTAATTCTGCTTTAGCTTCCAACTCAGCCATATCAATCTGCTTACGTTCTTCTGCAGCTTGTCTTACAATTTGTGTACGTTGTGCTTCAGTTAGGCCGGCTTGAGAAAGTAATTGTGCTTCTTTCTCATCTATAATTGCTCTCCTTCTATCAAATGATGTACCTAATGCTTCAGCTTCTTGGTCTAATAACATTAATTGTTCATCCAATGTCTGAGTTCTTGCATCTCTACGTGCTTGCTCAGCATCAATTACTATTTGAGTTCTTTGTGCTTCAGTAAGTGCTGTATCTGAAAGAAGTAATTGTTCTCTCTCATTTATAAGTTGTAACTTCTTATCTAAGTTATCGGATTCGTTTTGTAATAGTTGTTTGTATGAGTTTTCATTAGCAAGAACTTTATCATCTAATCCTTTCTTAAACTCATCATACTCTTTTTGTTGTTTTTCTTCTCTCTTTTTCTTAGCTTCTTCATCAAACTTTGTATTAATTTCAGCAACATCTCTATTGTATGCTTCTAATACAGCTGTTCTATCAGTTATACCTGCTTTCTCTAATGCTGCAATATCTTCATTAAGTTTCTGACCTCTTTTGTATATCTCTTTATCTCTATCTTCTAATCCACTTAAATAAGCTTCAGTTAAAATTTTGTTAGCAGCTTCTAAATCTTTTAATCTTTGTTCTTCTAATTTTTTAGCTTCTTCTCTTGCTTTCTCTCTAGCTTCTTTAGCTTTTTCTGCTCTTTCTTTTGCAGCTTCTTTTTCTGCTGCAGTCATTCTCTTAGTACCTTCTTCAAAACTCTTACTAGCTTTATCATAGCCAGTAGTTGTAGCATCTACAAAAGAATCTTTAATTGCTACACCAGTTTTATAAACCTCATTACCAATCTTAGCCATTCCACCAACAACTGCGGTAGATGCCTCATCAAATCCTTGCTTTATTAAGTCTAAATCAAAAGTAAATACACCTTTAATTATTTTACCTGTACCAGCTGCTACATCAGCAAGTGTTTTAAATCCAATTACTAAGTTGTTAATTACAAATTTATAAACTGCAATTTGTGCTTCTAATAGGAATTGTAATGCTGCTGCTAATACACCTACTGTAGTAGAAACACCTTTCATTACCTTATCATTCTCTAAAAGTGCTAATGCGAAATCTATTACAACATTTGCAATAGGTTCAATTACAGCAAACAAACCATTCATTATCTTTTCAAATGCTTCGGTTAGTTTGTTCAATTTAGCTTGTCCTTCTTCAGTACGGCTTAGAGATTCTTTAAATGCTGCTATTGCACCTACTATGGCTAAAACTGCACCTAATGCAACTTTAAATCCTAAAGAAAATTTATTTAATCCAGTATTAAAAGATTGAATACCACTACCAATCTGTCCCAATGGACCTGGCAATGCGGCTAACTGGTCATCAAACTGACCGGCTTGGAAGTTTACTCTTTCCTGAGTATCATTTAAATCATCTAATTTCTTCCTTAGATTTTCAAACTCAGCACTACTTTGTTGTCCTTCATCCGCAAGTTTTTGCATTTGAATGGTAGTTTCTCTGATTTGAGTACGAAGTGACTTAAACTTACCGCCCGTTCCTTGAGCTTCATTACCTAAGTTTTCTACCTGGTCACCACCTTTAACTTCGGTTTCTACTACTACATTATATGTGGTTGTATTATCGGCCATGCCACATTCGTTTTATTAATTGTTTAACTTGCTTCCAAGTGTATGGTATTTTACGGCTACCTTTTGCAAAATCAATTCTTTCACTTTCACCATAAAAATCACCACTTGCTAATATATTGATTATATCTTTAATCATACTATTATAACATTTAACTATTCACATTTAACGAACCCTCTAATATCGGGCCTAAAAGTTGTATATTACACTCACCTGTGGATAAATTATAATCATTTATAGCACGAAGGTGATAATCATTCCCTCTAAAATTCACAACATCATTCAATTCCATATCAACATAGTCAGCTAATGGAATAATTGCTGACATATTTAATAAACGAGTTCTTGGATTATAAAGAAGATTTACATAACTACTCCAATATGTTGAATATAATGAACCAGTTGGTGCTGTACCATAAACTGCTTGTTCATTATAGAATAGTAATGATTTAGAGCCATCCGTTGGAAACGAACCTGTAACTACATTGTAATTATCAAAATATGGAAATCTAGTTATTGGTGGCTTATTTAAAGTCCAAGCACTTCCAGTTGGAAAATTATAAAATCCTTGAAGATGATATTGTTCACATCCAACTTCACCATTGTAAAATAAAAGACGTGGTTGAACTCTAGCCGGCGAATAACTCTGGTCAGAAATATAAGTTGGAATATAAATTGGTATTTTTTGTGAATTTAAAACTGGCATAATTTATTTTTTTTATATACAATCTCTACAAAATCCTGTAAAACCTGTGAGAATACCTGTTGGGTATGCAATATCCCAATATTGGCAATTTATATCATCAATTAACCAATATGCATTTGAAACAACATCTGCACCACCAGAATCATAATATAATGTTACTCCACTTTCAATTAATCCAGTAGTTGTCCAAATATCATAGAATGAATAACTGTAGCAATTTTCTCTTGGAGAAGCAGATGAGAAACTTAATCTATACATTCCAGCATAGATTACAGGATTTCCAATAGGAGTTAATCCAGCTACTGAACCAGAAACCCCTGTATTAGCTATTTGTAATAATTGGGTAGAAGAAAGAGAAGTTTTAACTTCAAATTTACCTTGTGAAAAGAAATTCTCTTGGTCAACATAATATTGTTTTCCATATTCTCTATTTGCTTCTTTAGAAAATTGTTGTGATATATAATCCAAATCTAAGGTATCACCAAAATTAAGTTCGTTTACAGCTAAATTATTTGCTGGTATTACTTCAATCTTTTCATCTAAATTAGCATATTTGTTAAAATCCCATCTTCTTCCTTTATTGTACCAATTTGTAAATGGTTCTATAATAAATTCATTTCTTACAGTTTTAGATGGATACATTACCAAATTAAATTTCTTTTGTACTGATGTTAAGAAATCAATCTGCTTAATACCTGATGTACCAAATGGCATATTTAAAGGTATATTCATTACAAAACCATCACCTAATTGTGCTACTTTAGTAACCTCTAAATAAGATTTAATTTGATTATCAGGTTCTAATGTAATAACAACATCACCATTACCTTCGAATGTTTTTAAGAATTTAAATTGAAATTCATAAGAACCTGATTCTAATAACGGAGATATAAATCTTTGTCCAACTTCTACTTTTTGTACTTTAGTACCATCTGTTCCATTATATATTTGAATTTCTTTAAAATAATTGTTTATTATAGTTGTATCAATTGTACGAGAAACTGCTGTATCTTTATTTACAATATAAAATTCAAATTGTGGAACTTTACCTAATCCACCAGCATTTGCACTACCACTCATTTCAATATTAAAATTAATATTACCTCTAAGAGATGATGAATATGCTAACGAATAAGTTAAACTTCCTGCCATTTGTCCACCGGGATTCTTTTGAATATTATACCATGGTAGTGGATAAGTTGTACCAGCGCTTGGATTCCAATTTGTTTGATTTGAACCTGAGAATGGTGCTATTCTAAATAATCCATATGTTTCTAAGTTTTGCTCAGCAAATATAGGATAACGTAAAGCCCTATTACAAAGTAAGTAAACACCATCTAATCCACCATTATCTATAAATGATGATGAATATGTATATCCTGCTGAATCAAATATTGCATCCCAAACTATCTTTGCTTTTATAGCTGGTTTAAAATCTTGTACACATAAACCATCGTCTTGCGCATCAATACCAAATTCAGGTGTATCAGGGTTAAATTCTATTCTTTGTCCATATTCTGCTAACGGATAAACAATTCCGTAATTAAATAAAGAACCTGTCCAACTTCCAGTAATTGCTGATAAAGAAGCTGTATGGTTGTATATTGATAATGAATTTAAATCAGTTAAATAATTTCTATTTATCTCTCTAGCAAATGATGATACTGCCCCAAAGATTGTTGCTTCATATGAATCAATAAATTTATTTGCAAAAACATTTACTTTATTTAATTGCAAATAACCTTGTGCTAAATAAACTCCACCAAAATCTAAGTAACAAGGAACTTTAATATTAGTTGCGAAAGTATCAGGAGACTGAATAGAAATATCATAAACGTGCTCAAAAAAATCATTATTTTTCTTCGTCCCAGGTAACGTAATCTGCCTTGTAAAATCGGCAGGAATAATACCCAAATCAAAAAGCCCTGTAACATTATCTGACAATAGTATATCTTCATCTTTAAAAAGGTCTAAGATGGTATTGTTTGCAACTAGCTGAAATTCTATTCCTTGCGTTGATAATATTCCCATTAGAGTATAAGTTTATATCCTTGTCCGAAATCAAAATCAAATGCGTATTGAATTACTTTATCAACTACTCCAGTTTTAAATGTAACTGATTCGGTGTTTATAGTAATAGGTAAAAGGTCAGTAGCTGATTTTACCCAATATATTTCTTCTGATACTAATAATTGTTTAAATATCTCATTATAATCTTCATCAACCCAATCACTATTTACGCTGATTGATTGTTTAGAATCTACAATATAATTTAAGTTTGAACTATCGTATTGATTGTATGTTAATGTAGGTGCTGTCCATTGACCTAATTGTGGTTGGTAACTACGTTTTGTTGTTGAGAATGATTGGCGATTTACCATATAGAATGAGAACCAATCAAATTGTCCGTATCTATTTTTCCATTTCAATCGTATGTTTGGATACTTTTGCTTACAAACAACCTCAAAATTGATAGGCGTCCCTAATGGGGTAGTATTTGCATAAGCTTGGATAGAATAGAACTCTGTATTTGTACTCAAAGGAAAGCCACTTTCCTGAGGTGCCTGAGGGTAGTATTGAACTTGCTGTGAAGATGATACACTACTACTTAAATTAAAATTAGCAGTACCTAAATTCCCTGTATATACTAATTTGGTTGGTTGAGTAGCTCCAGTTGTACCAACATAAACACTTCCTAATCCTATATCTTCACTTAATACTGATTGAGATACAGGTCCATCAGTCATCAAAGGCCAATGTATTGATTTAGATGAAATTTGCTGACCTATTGGTTCATCAAATATTGCATATCCATCTACCGCTTTATATACTTCAGATTTTACATGCGATGATGTCACAGGATTTGCTGATGAACCAGAAAGGTATCTAAAATATCCATCTACTGCGAAATATTTTATATTTGATGGAACTGCCTGTGCTGAGCCTGAAAGAGATGAATTTAATATTCTACCTACATCAAATATACCAACACGGCTTACGTTTGGATATTTTACCATTGTGTATTGAGCCACCGAACCTGAATTGTTTGGTGTACCTGTCCAATAGTATAGGTCTAAATAGTATTGAAAAGATGAGGATAGTACAACATCACCACTCTCAGATAATGTAAATATCGTAGGTGATTGCACTAATGAACACGTTGCTGGTGTTTGGTTGTATGATAGAGCCATCTAAAATCTTTTATTATTTTAACCTTTTTAGAAGGAAAAGTATTTGATGGCTATTTTTTAGAGAATGCTTTTAGTTCTACATCAAGTTCCTTAGCCAATTCTTCTACCCTTTTTTCTATTTGTGATTGAACATAAGAATCAATCATCATTTGAAGTTCTACATCATTTGCAGCAACTTCTGAATATCTTCTTGGTCCGTATTTGGCTGATGTTCCCTTTCCTTCATGTACAAAATAACCATATTCTGCGCCAGGCGGTGCATAGTTTAATGCTAACACAACCTTCCCTTCAGAATTTTCTTTTAACATTTTACTTACATCATTGTAATTTCTTACAGTTCTTTCCAAATTACCTGTTATGTAAGCTCTTTTAAAATACTGACCATTGGTCATATAAACTGCTGCTAAATCAGCGTATTTAAAAGCAATATCTTTGAGTGTTGGAGTAGTAGCCATTAGCAATCAGTTTGTACACCTTTAATATCCAATGTAGTTCCTAAAAGATTAGGATATAAACAAATATCTTGCTGATTGAATACTTCTAAATCAAATGTACAAACCCAACCTGCTAAAGCGTTAGGAAATTCGTCCTTAAATGGTTTTGCATTTGGGTTTGTTATAATATCAAATGCTTCAGTTCCACGTTGTGTAAATGAAAGTAAATCATTTAGAATTGAAAATGTGTTTGCATGAATATCTACAGTATCATCAGTTCCAAAAAAAGGAATAGTTTGAGAGTTAGAACTACCAATACTTTCGTTATTTTTTAACTTAACTTTATCTGCAATAGTAAGTTGGACTGTATAATGAAGAACTTTTTCCTGAAATCTAGCATTAGTAATTATTACATTACCTAATGGATATTGAGGAAATTCATCCGGGTCTACATCAAAATCACCACCATAAGTTACATTAGCAATGCTAGGATGGTTTGTCATTATTGTTTTGAAATAGTTTAATACGTTATAATATAAAACGTAATTAGTTCCAATATTATTTACTATTTGTGCTCCCATTATATTATAAATTTATTCCACCAAAATAAGCATTACCCATATCAGGATAAATCTGAGTTTGATTACCAACTGATTGATAATACTGAGGTATCTGATTTGAATATGATATTAGATAGTTTTGCATTCTTGTTGCGTAATAATCTGCATTGTTCATAGCTTTTTGAAGAAGATAATCTACTTCATTTTTGCTTATTGATTTAGCCGTTTCAGTTTCATGCTTTACCGCACCTTCAGATTTAAATTGAACTCCACTAAAAGGAAGATACTCAACGCAAGCGTACCAAATTAATGTAGGCTTGATATGGTCTTTCATTAGGTCTTGATAATAAGAATCTAATTGATTGAACGTACCAGCTTCAATTCTAGCTTGTAGAAAATCAAAAAGTACAGTACCTAATAAGTTTAATATGTACTTATCTTGCGCTGTTCTTACAAAATTTAATAACCTATCCGCATCAATAGAACCCTGTAATGGAGTGTTCTTTATAATATCGTTGCGTGTTATGAATAGTGCGTATGCCATATCTTATAATGATTTATATGTTTCAAAGTTTTTACTAAAATTAGGATTACTTCTACTATAATCAGCTAATGTTTCAGTTTCTATATTTGTGTCAACTGCTGATGGATTTTTTTCTATCTCAGCAGGATTCTGTCCATCTTCATTAATTTGTTCTTGTACTTGCTCAGTTGTTTGTCCTGTTTCTTCAGCAGTTTGTGAAAGAATTACTAATGGAGTAATTTGTTCAAAATACAATTGTGAATCAGGGTATCCACCTTTATCAAATGCTTCAGCTAAGAAATTAATAATAAGATTTTGGAATGGATTAATTGTCATTGTTTGAAGAATTGAATAAGCTGTTTTCATTTCTTCTGATTGTGAACTAAATCCGTTAGCTACAGTTCTAATACCTAACAATAATGGAGATGTAATTCTGTGTCCAACTAAGATTCTATCCTGTGCATATTCTGCAACATATCTTACTTTATCATGTAGATTATCAGTAGATATTACATCAATTGTAGGTTTTCTTTCAGGATCATCGTTAAATGTTACAATGAATCTTCCAGCATTTCTAGTGCCTGTAAATTTAGCTTCAATCAAATCTTCAATTGTATCTCTTTCTTCAGGAGCTGGAATACCATTGTTCATATTCAACATTACAACAGGTAAGAAACCATTCTCAATGTTGTTTAGATGTAAGTTAGATAATTCAGCCTCTACAAAAGAGAATTGTAAAGCAGGAATCCAATCAGGCAATGCGTAATAGTATTTGCCTGGCGAATAGTTTTTAATCCATAGGATTTCCATTTTATCTGACGAAGTACCGAACGCAGGTATTTTTTTCTTATATCTCTGTGCTTTATAGTCACTCCAATCTGAGCAATAATAGAAGTTTTCAATTTTCGGTTTATCATATAGTTTTTCAGCTCTAAAGTTTTGTGCTGGAGCATGATACATTTTAATTATCTTTGTGTGAGAATCATCCCAATATACTTGAATAACTGCGTTACCAAATAGTTTTAAATCAAATGCTACTCTCTTTATTTCCTCTTGTGGAATAATCTTACCTAATGTTTCAGCAAATCCTTCATTCTTTGTGAAAAGGCCTTTACCATAAATCATATCAGCAATACCTTCTATACAAGCTGCATTTGTTGTTGAGTTGTTGTATGCTTCTATTACATTCTGAAAGAAATCATCAGGTCCGATAATACCAACAGGCACCCATTGGTAGCGTGTTTTGGTATCTTCAGTAATAACTGGGATTTCTTGCTGAGCAAGATTTACAACACTTAAATTTTGATTTAACTTCATATTATTCTAAAATTATATATTCGTTATCAGTTACATTACTTACATAAACATCTTCCAATGGAATTTGGTTTACATATCCATAATTAACAATTGATTGAGATGTAAATACTGAAATACTACCATGCCATATAGAACAAGTTGTATCACTTAAATAAGCTCTATATTGGTCACCAACACTAGCTGATACCAATGTAGGAACTTGAGATGCTGTAAATTGTAATTTAGATTCATACGGGTCATATGTGTAATTTGACAATGATGCGGATGAATTAACCAATGTTAGCATGTCTTGCATATGCAAAGTAAGATTAGAACTTCCAGTAGGTTGTACTCTGAATGTCCATAGGTTACTTCCTGATGAATAGAATGTAAGCATTATCTCGTCTTTAGTTTATATTTTAACAATTTTCACAACAATAATAGTGATTAGCATAAAAAAAGGGTGACTTTATAGCCACCCTTAATTATTTTCTTCTATACTGAATAGATTAGCTTCCTTTTACAATTGTTGGAGGATTTGTTACCGCTCCAAATGGAGAACCATATGTTGAACCAGATACGAAAGGTGCTGGGAACTGCTCTTGTCCAGTGAAGGTAACTGAATAACCATAAAGGTCACCCAATGCTGCACCAGTCTGAATAGTACCACCTGTTACATCTGCTCCCTCTCTTTGTCCCACCAATAGAGTATCACCTGCCATTGTGTGGATGAAGATTTGAGGACGACCATAAGCCATCAACTTTAATTGTGTAGTCATTTCGTTAGTAAGTTTCTTCAAGTTAAGAACTAATTCTTGAGAGAAGAAAGTTGTACCATTATCACGAGATGAGTTTACAGTTTCAGTATAGCTAGAATTTCCTTTAAGGTCATACTCATACACTGTTAAGCCAGTTGGAAGTGATTCTAAAAGAGCATCACCATTTGAAGTTGATGATTGTGCACCAAAAGAACCAGTATAGTTGCAGAAATAAACTGCTGCTATACCACCAACCGAATCTTTACAAGGTTCAAGTCTACCTGCTGATAAATTACAAGCCATAGTTTTTTAGTTTTTTAAGTTAATTTTAGTTGTTTAATATATTAAGAGTGAGAGAGGGAATTTCACCCTCTCATTATTCACTCAAAGTATATTAATAGTTCTTATGGATAGCGATGTCATTACCGATACCATATTGAGTACCAGCTGTGTATCTCATCACGATTCTGTAGTTCTGAGAACCATCTAAGTTAGCCATGTCAAGTACTCTTACTTCGTTATGGTCACTCAATAAACCAGTTCCGAAGAACAAGTTAGATTTTTGAGCTACTACCATAGCAGAAGAAGCAAGACCAGGACAGAATGCTAATTCAATACCATTGAAGTTCAATGGCTTCTCACCAACGTTCATTTGGTTGTTGAATCCGTTTGCACCTTGTGCTCCACCAGCTAATGCTTGTTGATAAGCCTTAACTACGTTAGTAGGTACATAGATTAACAAGTCTTCCTTACCATAAACAGTTGCTGGAACTGCATCTACTAATGCATTTAACGCAGTTAATACGTTTGCAGAAGTGATAGAACCAGAAACTGAAGAAGTTACAGGAGCGTTAGTACCACCAGCTACAACTGAAGAAGATAATGCAGTGTAGATACCACCGAATTGTCCGTTAGTTGCAGAGTTACCTCTCCAAATTGATTCTTCAGTAGCTTGTGCTACTTTACCAGCTACATAGCTGATTAAGAAATCGTTGAAATCCTTTGGAATTTCATCAAATGCGCTATAGCCCAATTGTAATGCTTCCCAAGAATCAACGAACTCTTGCTTACATAATTCAAGGTTTACTTGAAGTTCTTTTGGTTCTAAGATTCTTTCAGAAAGAGCCACAGTACCAGAAGTTGTGAAATCACAAGATGCATCGTTTACAATTGAATCAACTGCAATTCTTTGGATTACACTTTTGAACTTCACATTCGGCATGATTGTGATGTATTGATTATCCAAAGTTTTAGCTGATAACAATGCTGCTGCGATGTACTTACCTGCGAACTCACCAGCGTAGGTTGTAGTAACGCTAGGCTGTGCAAAGTTTTGTTGTTTTCTCATTGTTAATAAGTTTTTATTTATTTATAAAGTCTTGATAAAACAGCTGATTGATAATTAATCAATTTGTTTGTTTTACCCAATTTTATGTTTGATTTTTGTGCGTTTTCATCAATTGGTGCACCATCCAATTTAGGAAGTTCTTCTTCCTCATCTTCTTCAGAAGGGTCTACAGCTGCCATCTTCTCTGCCTTATCGCCAGGTAATGGTTCTGCTTTTACTTCTTCAGCTTTCTTTCCTTCTTCTACAACTTCTTCTTTTACCATTTGGTTGTATTTCTTTTCCAATTCTTCAATACGATATTGTAGTTTTTGTACTACTGATTTCATATCTTCATCTTCAGGAAGAGGATTTGCGGTTTCTTCAGTTGCTACTTCTTCATCATCACCCATGTCACCACCAGCGATTGATTCCATTTCAACAGCTTCATCAGCTGCTGGAGTTTCAACTTCTACGTTTTCTCTTTCAACGATTTTACCGTCTTTAGTTTCTAATTTGATTCTTACGTCATTACCTTCAGAATCTTTTAGTACAACTTCGTGCTCACCATCTGGTGCCGGAGTTTTAGTACCATCTTCTGATACAACATCTACAGATTCACCCAAATCAAAGGTTGGAGATTCTAAGATTGTTCCATCAGCTAATTTTGCGTATGTCAATTCTACTTCTTCCTTAACCAATGCTAAGTTTTGTAAAATCTTCTTTAATACTAATGTTGCATTCATAGTTTTTGTATTTAGTTATTTAACAATTATATATAAAAATATAGTAATTTTTTATGGGTTATATTGTGGGTATGGTTCAAATGTTCCCACAATCATTGAAGCTGGTGGAGTAAAAGATGAACCAGTATATTTTGCTGCTCCATTATAAAATCTGAAGTCTTGTACAAATAATCCACTACCAGTGGCATAATTTGTATTATTCATATTGTTTATTGTAGATCCTGTAAATGGATTTGGATTACCTAATAATTGTACAGTAGTTGCTGCAGCTATACCTATTTGATTTGTTATACTTCCGCTACCAACCTTAACACCGTTTATGTACATATTAACTACACCAACAGATGCTGATGGATAACATGTAATTGCTGTATGTTGCCATACATAAGGAGTTATTAAGCTGCTTGTTGTAGAGTTTATCCTAAAATCAGGGTTTCCAGCATGCAACGCAGAATCATAATAAAATGCAGGACTTCCACTAACCAATGTTATAGGTGGTGGTGAACCAGCATTTTCTAATCTAGATGCAAATCCTGTATATGCTATAAAAGATGAACCAGTTGGGTTAGTTGCTGTTGTATATTTGTTAATCCAAGGTTTATTTGGAGAACCATACCATACAGATTGTGATGGAGATGATAATCCACCAGAACCAATAAGAGAAGCAGTTACATCGTATGCAAACCAAGCTTCTATAGTCCAAGGTGTATCCTTACTTAAATTAAAATCAGTACCTAATGAAGATGAAAGTTGATTTGAAATTAGTGCCATATTTCCACTAACAATCAATGATGTTTCATATCCATTAGCAATAAAATTAGTTAAAGAATTAGGTCCAACAAATCCTACTGAACCTGTTGGTGTAATTGTATGAGATACATAAGCAGGTTCATATTTTGCAGTATTTTCATTAAAAACAGCATTTCCCTTTAGATAGCCGGATATATCATCAAATTCATTTATTTGATTAAATACATTTACATATCCTTGTCTAAAGATAGCTCCAGGTATAGCTAAAACCAATGAACCTGAAAAAGGGTCTGGTCTTCCGAAAGGTACGAAAGGTCTACCAGCTGGCTTATTCAAACGGCAATTGGTTACGTTATAGTTTAAATTGTACATATATTATTTTAATGCTACTATGTTACCAGCAGTTGATGATGCAGATACCGCTGTAATAATACCAGGGATAAATCCACTAGCAGATACTAAAGTGAATACTGATTGGTCATAAGTTTTAACAACTAATGTTCCAATTTCACCAACATATAATCCGCCAGCCACAAATCCAAATTGAGGTGCGTTAGCAGATGCAGATGCAAATGCAGAACCTGAAATTGGAATTACTGGTACTCCACCAACGAATTGTGGGTTAGTAATATACGAATTTTGAGTTTCTAATTTCATATTGAGTTATTTTTATTATTTAACAATTATGTTTTGAGATTTATTGATTATCCAACAAAAGTAAATTTCAATGATTGATATTGTAAAGATGCTGTAAATGTGTGAATTGTATAATCACCATCAGTTGTTACAACTCCACCAGTTCCTTTTTGTGTACCTTGGTATCTTATTATTACAGTTCCAGCTGATGCATTACCTTTTGGTTGACTAAGTGTACCAGAACCACCGCCACCATTTCCTCTATTTGCTGTACCATCAGCTCCAGCGCCCGTTGTACCCC